GCCACCGGGATTAACTGGGGAATTTACTCTCCCAATGACTGCCGCGACCTGGAAGATATGAATCCGCGTCCCGGTGGTGATGTCTATCTCACACCGATGAACATGACCACGAAACCCTCCGATGGCAGTAAAGCCGGTAAGCAGAAGGATAACGCCAATGCAGACGAAACAACGTCTTGATGTACCGCTGAGTCTGAAATCTGTCAGTGACTCCGGTGAGTTTGAAGGATATGGCTCCGTCTTTGGTGTAAAGGACAGCCACGATGATGTGGTGATGTCCGGGGCATTTGCTGCGTCCCTGCGGGCGTGGAGTGACAGAAAAGCGTTACCTGCGCTGCTCTGGCAGCACCGCATGGATGAGCCCATCGGTGTTTACACCGAAATGAAGGAAGACGATGTCGGGCTTTACGTCAGGGGGCGGTTGCTCATTGATGATGATCCCCTGGCAAAACGCGCACATGCACACATGAAGGCCGGTTCGTTAACCGGCCTTTCTATTGGGTATGTACTGAAAGACTGGGAATACGACCGGAGCAAAGAAGTCTTTCTGCTGAAAGAGATCGACCTCTGGGAAGTCAGTCTGGTGACATTCCCGTCCAACGACGAGGCGCGTATCAGCGACGTCAAGAACGCACTGGCCCGCGGGAAAATTCCCGAACAGAAAAAGATTGAAAGAGTCCTGCGTGATGTCGGTCTCTCCCGTACCCAGGCCAAAGCATTCATGGCCGGGGGCTATGGCGCACTGTCCCTGCGCGACGCTGAGGATGTGGGCTCTGCACTGAATGCACTGAAGAATCTGAACTTTTAATCAGGAGAAACACAATGGCTGTTGATATCAAAGATGTGGAACAGGTCGCGCAGGATCTGCAGCAGAAGTTTGACGACTTTAAAGCGAAGAATGACAAGCGCGTTGATGCGATTGAGCAGGAAAAAGGCAAGCTGGCCGGGCAGGTGGAAACCCTGAACGGAAAACTCAGCGAACTGGAGAGCCTGAAAAGCGATCTCGAAAAAGAGTTGCTTGAGCTGAAGCGTCCGGCGGGTGGAGCGCAAAACAAGGTGGCTACAGAACATAAAGACGCTTTCGTCGGCTTTCTGCGTAAAGGCCGCGAAGACGGTCTGCGCGATCTGGAACGTAAGGCATTGCAGGTGGGCACCGATGAAGACGGTGGCTATGCCGTGCCGGAAGCGCTGGATCGCAACATTCTCACCCTGCTGAAAGATGAAGTGGTGATGCGCCAGGAAGCCACGGTGATCACCGTTGGCGGTTCCGACTACAAAAAACTGGTGAATCTGGGCGGTACGGCTTCCGGATGGGTGGGCGAAACTGACACGCGTCCCCAGACCGCTACTTCCAGGCTGGGACTGATTGAGCCTTTCATGGGGGAAATCTACGGCAACCCGCAGGCCACCCAGAAAATGCTGGACGATGCCTTCTTCAACGTGGAGGCCTGGATCAACAGCGAGCTGGCAACCGAATTTGCCGAACAGGAAGAAATTGCCTTTACCTCAGGCGATGGCACCAAGAAGCCGAAAGGGTTCCTGGCGTATGAATCCACTGATGAAACCGACAAGGTCCGGGCGTTCGGCAAACTTCAGCATATTGTATCCGGCGAAGCGACCGCGGTGACCGCAGACGCCATTATCAAACTGATTTACACGCTGCGTAAGGCACACCGCACTGGCGCGAAGTTCATGATGAACAACAACAGCCTGTTTGCCATCCGTCTGCTGAAAGACACCGAGGGTAACTATCTGTGGCGTCCGGGGCTGGAACTGGGGCAGCCGTCCTCTCTGGCGGGTTACGGTATCGCTGAAAACGAACAGATGCCGGATATCGCCGCTGATGCGAAAGCCATTGCATTTGGTAACTTCAAACGGGGTTACACCATCGTTGACCGTATCGGCACCCGCATTCTGCGTGACCCGTACACCAATAAACCGTTTGTCGGTTTTTATACCACCAAGCGCACCGGCGGGATGCTGGTCGATTCGCAGGCCATCAAACTGCTGAAGATTGCAGCGGCGTAATCACTCAGGGGCGCGGAACCGCGCCCCCTGTTCTGACGGGTGAAGAATCATGATCCTGAAACAAGATCTGAAATGGTCACCGGACGGTATGCGTGTTGAGGTCATTCGGGCCGGTGAGTATGACGACGGGGCGCTTCCTGCCCGGGTGCAGGAGATTGCACTTCAGGCCGGGTTAGCAGAGCGCGGAATCAGTGCAAAAAGCAGTAAAGCGGCAAAAGAGAAAAAGCCACGACCAGTAAAGAGGGCTGAGTATGCTTCTGACAATGGAAGAGATTAAAGCCCAACTCCGGCTGGATGAGGATTTCGATACTGATGACCGCCATCTGCAACTGCTGGCATGTGCGGCACAAAAGCGGACGGAAACGTATCTGAACCGGAAGCTCTATGCACCGGATGAAACCATTCCGGACAGCGATCCGGACGGGCTGTGAGGATTTCGATACTGATGACCGCCATCTGCAACTGCTGGCATGTGCGGCACAAAAGCGGACGGAAACGTATCTGAACCGGAAGCTCTATGCACCGGATGAAACCATTCCGGACAGCGATCCGGACGGGCTGCACCTGCCGGATGATATTCGTCTGGGGATGCTGATGCTTATCAGCCATTTTTACGAAAACCGCTCGTCGGTTACGGAAGTGGAGAAACTCGACATGCCGCAGAGCTTTGGCTGGCTTGTCGGTCCATACAGGTACTTTCCACAATGAAAATTCGTCAGGCGCAGACCAGCGCAACTTACATATTGCCTGACCCCGGCGAGCTGGATAAACGGATAGCGATTCGCCTGCGTGTGGATGAGCCGAATGATGATTTTGGCGTGTCCCCCTCGTATACGGAGGAGATCTGCACCTGGGCGAAAACTTTCCACAATGAAAATTCGTCAGGCGCAGACCAGCGCAACTTACATATTGCCTGACCCCGGCGAGCTGGATAAACGGATAGCGATTCGCCTGCGTGTGGATGAGCCGAATGATGATTTTGGCGTGTCCCCCTCGTATACGGAGGAGATCTGCACCTGGGCGAAAACCATCTGCAACTGCTGGCCTGTGCGGCGCAAAAGCGGACGGAAACGTATCTGAACCGGAAGCTCTATGCACCGGATGAAACCATTCCGGACAGCGATCCGGACGGGCTGCACCTGCCGGATGATATTCGTCTGGGGATGCTGATGCTTATCAGCCATTTTTACGAAAACCGCTCGTCGGTTACGGAAGTGGAGAAACTCGACATGCCGCAGAGCTTTGGCTGGCTTGTCGGTCCATACAGGTACTTTCCACAATGAAAATTCGTCAGGCGCAGACCAGCGCAACTTACATATTGCCTGACCCCGGCGAGCTGGACCAGCGCATTGTTATCCGGCGGCGTGTCGATGTTCCGGCTGATGACTTTGGCGTAACGCCGACGTACCCGGAGCAGATCCGGACGTGGGCCAAAAATCCTATGACGCCGTTCATGACGTCAGGCAGCTTATCTGGAAAGCGCTGCTGGGCTGGGAGCCGGATCCGCAGGCGCATGAAATTCAGTACGCAGGTGGTATGTTGCTGGATCTGAACCGCCACGAACTCTATTACCAGTTCGACTTCACGGCGAAGTATGAAATCACCGAAGAGGACTCCCGCCAGCAGGAAGACCTGGACGTATTACCCGACCTTAAAACGCTCAGTATTGATGTTGATTTTATCGAGCCCGGTACAGGGCCAGACGGCAACATTGAGCACCACACCGGGATTACCCTCCCGTAATAACTTCTCCAGGGAATATGAATGTTTGTAAAACCTGTAAAAGGGCGATCGGTTCCCGATCCGGCCCATGGCGACCTGTTACCTGAAGAAGGTCGAAATGTTGATGAGAATAACTACTGGCTGCGCCGCGAGGCCGCTGGTGATGTCCGGCGCACGAATAAAAAGGTGAAAACAAATGGCGATTAGTTTTAATTCCATTCCGTCAGATACGCGGGTTCCGTTGTTTTATGCCGAGATGGATAACTCGGCGGCAAATACCGCACGGGACAGCGGGGCATCACTGCTGATTGGTCATGCCAGCAATGATGCGTCAATTGCCGTCAACAGTCTTGTTCTGGTGTCATCGGTTGATTATGCCCGTCAGATTTGCGGTGCCGGAAGCCAGCTGGCCCGTATGGTCGGGGCGTACCGTAAGACCGATCCATTTGGCGAACTGTATGTCATTGCCGTACCTGAATCCACAGGCGCGGCAGCAACCGTCGCTTTGACGGTAACTGGCGAAGCGACGGAAACCGGAACGGTGAATGTCTATACCGGCCGAACCCGCGTTCAGGCTCCCGTGACCAGCGGTGATGACGCTGCGGCGGTGGCTGTGAGCATTAAGGATGTGGTCAATGCAAACCCTGATCTTCCCTTTACGGCAACATCAGAAGCGGGGGTGGTGACACTGACTGCGCGCCACAAGGGGTTATATGGAAATGAAATTCCGGTCACTCTCAATTATTACGGCTTTGGCGGTGGGGAGGTGTTACCGGCGGGTGTGAATATTACGGTTGCCAGCGGCGTGAAGGGGGCTGGTGCGCCAGCTCTTAACGACGCGGTGGCAGCGATGGGAGATGAGCCGTTCGATTATATCGGCCTTCCGTTTAACGACACGGCATCGGTGAACACGATGGCAACTGAAATGAATGATTCCAGCGGTCGCTGGAGTTATGTCCGGCAGTTGTATGGTCACGTTTATACGGCGAAGACGGGGACTCTGTCGGAGCTTGTGGCCGCGGGTGACCAGTTTAACCTGCAGCACATCACCCTGGCGGGCTATGAGAAAGACACCCAGACGCCTGCTGATGAACTGGCTGCAAGCCGTACTGCCCGTGCTGCGGTTTTTATCCGTAACGATCCGGCGCGCCCGACCCAGACCGGGGAACTGGTGGACATGCTGCCGGCACCGAAAGGCAAACGCTTCACGACGACTGAACAGCAGACGTTACTTTCCCACGGTGTGGCAACGGCGTATGTGGAAAGCGGCGTGCTGCGTATTCAGCGGGATATCACGACGTACAGGAAAAATGCGTATGGTGTGGCGGATAACAGCTACCTTGACAGCGAGACGCTGCATACCAGTGCTTATGTACTGCGCCGTCTGAAATCTGTTATTACCAGTAAATACGGGCGCCATAAACTTGCTAATGATGGTACGCGTTTCGGGCCTGGTCAGGCCATTGTCACGCCTGCCGTTATCCGTGGTGAGCTGGGATCAACATATCGCCAGATGGAGCGGGAAGGCATCGTGGAAAACTTCGATCTGTTCCAGCAACATCTGATAGTGGAGCGTAACGCGAACGATTCGAACCGCCTGGATGTGCTGTTTCCGCCTGATTATGTCAATCAGTTACGTGTGTTTGCGGTGCTTAACCAGTTCCGTCTGCAGTATAGCGAGGAGGCTGCATAATGGGAAAAATTGCGGGAACAACGTATTTCAAAATCGACGGACAGCAACTGTCGGTAACCGGAGGGATTGAAGTCCCCATGAACACCAAAGTTCGTGACGACGTGATTGGCCTGGATGGTTCCGTTGACTACAAGGAAACCAGCCGGGCACCGTATACGAAGGTGACCGCCAAAGTGCCGAAAAGCTTCCCGGTCGATAAAATTACGTCTTCTGATGTTATGACCATCACATCAGAGCTGGCAAATGGTCAGGTGTATGTTCTCTCAAACGCCTGGCTGCACGGCGAAGCCAACCATAACCCGGAAGAGGGCACCGTGGATCTTGAGTTCCACGGTGAGGAGGGATTTTACCAGTGATAAAAGAACTTGTGCTCAAAAAGCCGATTATGGCGCATAACGAAAAGCTTCATGTGCTGGAGCTGCGCGAACCGTCCTACGATGAAATCGAAGCCATTGGTTTTCCGTTCACCGTTTCCGGTGACGGCGGCGTCCGGCTGGACAGTTCGGTTGCGCTGAAATATATCCCTGTGCTGGCAGGTATTCCACGCTCCTCGGCAGCGCAACTGGCAAAACTGGATATTTTCAAAGCCTGTATGTTGATCCTCAATTTTTTTACCCGGTCGGAGACGGAGGAGGACTCAGAAAGCGGGTCTACAACACCGCATACTTCTGGCGAATAAACCCCCTGGAGCTCCGGCGGGCGGCAATATCCGATTTTCTGGAGCTGGAGTCGGAGGCTGTCCGTATCAATGAGGAAATGAAGCATGGCTGACAGTTTCCAGTTAAAGGCCATTATCACTGCCGTTGACCAGTTATCGGGTCCGCTGAAAGGGATGCAGCGGGAACTGAAGGGATTTCAGAAAGAAATGGCCGGGCTGGCGATCGGTGCTGCTGCTGCCGGGACCGCTGTTCTTGGGGCGCTGGCGCTGCCCGTGAATGCTGCGATCGGCTTTGAGTCAAAAATGGCTGACATCCGGAAGGTGGTTGACGGCCTGGATGATAAAAAAGCATTCGCGCAGATGAGTGACGATATCCTGACGCTGTCCACACAGTTACCGATGGCGGCGGAGGGAATTGCAGAGATCGTGGCGGCGGGCGGGCAGGCAGGCATTGCCCGCGGCGATTTGATGCAGTTTGCGAACGATGCAGTGAAAATGGGTGTGGCGTTTGATACCACTGCCGAAGAGTCCGGTCAGATGATGGCGCAGTGGCGGACAGCGTTCAAACTGACGCAGGAAGACGTGGTTGTCCTGGCCGATAAAATCAACTATCTGGGGAATACCGGCCCGGCAAATGCGAAGAAAATTTCTGATATCGTGACGCGGATTGGTCCGCTTGGCGGTGTTGCCGGAGTGGCATCTGGCGAAATTGCCGCGATGGGCGCCACCATTGCCGGGATGGGGGTTGAATCGGAGATAGCATCCACCGGCATCAAAAACTTTATGTTGTCCCTTACGGCGGGCAAATCGGCAACGAAGTCGCAGAAGCGGAGAAGCCTTAAGAGCGCTGCGGATAAGCCCCACTAAATTAGCTGCTGAAATGCAAAAAGACTCTAAAACCGCGATCCTCAAGGTTTTAGATTCTCTTTCAAAATTGTCAGCGACTGACAGGCCACAAATACTGACCAGGCTTTTCGGTAAAGAGTCGATAGGGGCTATCGCACCGCTGCTGACCAACATGGATCTGTTACGCACCAACTTTGAGCGTGTGACAGATGCCCAGGAATATGGCGGCTCGATGCAGAAGGAATACGCATCCCGCGCGGCCACAACAGAAAACCAGCTGGTTCTGCTGAAAAACAGCGTCAATGCGATTTCGGTAACGCTGGGCGATACCTTCCTGCCCGCCATTAACGAAGCCGCAGAAGCGGTCATGCCTTACCTGGAGCAGCTCCGGACATTCGTTCGCGCGAATCCTGAACTGGTTCAGTCTGCTGCGAAGTTCGGCGCGGCGCTGCTGGCTGTTGGCGTATCCATCGGTAGCC